AAAGACCATCTACAATTCCATAAAAGTCTCTACCATTTTCCCTATCTCCAATATACTGAAGTTGTCCACCACTATATTTGGCAATAGCAATCTCTTGAACTTCTGCTCTTAAAGGTCTTGTTTGATTTCTTTTAAGACCATCAGTTGATTTAACAACGCCAAAAATAGAAGGAAAATCAAATAAATTAGAATTAATCATTTGAACTTACATTCAACCATGATTTCAGTCAGTGCTGCCAAAAGATTGATCTCTTGATCTGCCACAAAAGCACCTTGATATTGATACTTAGCAACAATGAGAACAGCAGCAGCAATGCTGGGACCTTCCAAATGCTCATAGAGAGCATCATAAACCCTACGCAAGATGATGCCAGCATCATTGTCCAAGTTAGAAACAACCCACTTTCTAACCTCAGCAAATTTCTTTTCTTTGAGACTTTTAATGAGATCATTTACAGCAACATCAGAGAACGTAGCAAGAATACCAGAATCAATTTCACCACCAACAGAGTATCTTTGACACTCATTTAATACCCTTCGCCAATCTGGAAAGTGTTTATTAATTATTTCAACAAGGACTTTTTGATCATACTTAATACTTTCATGATCCAAGATTTGTTGAATTCTTTTAAAGAAACTTCCTGCAAGTTTTGCCTTTTCTTTTCCTTTGATTGAGAAGTCAACAACTGCACATCTGGAATGGAGAGGTTCAATGATTTTGTTTTTGTAGTTACAGGTAAAGATAAACCTGCAGTTCTTATAGAATGTCTCAATGTTAGCCCTAAGAAGGAGTTGTACATCTGAGGTTGTGTTGTCAGCCTCATCAATAATGATGACCTTGTGGTTTGCAGTTGAAGAAAGTGAGACGGTCGAAGCAAAGTTCTTTGCTTGGTTCCGTACCGTGTCCAGAAATCTTCCCTCGTCAGATCCATTGATGACATAAAAATCTGCTCCTAGTTCATTACACAATGCTTTTGCTACAGTTGTTTTTCCACATCCTGCAGGACCAGCAAGAAGAAGATTAGGCACTTCTCCTTTCTCTACAAAATCTTTAAATGTTTTTTTGATACCATCAGGTAGAATACAATCTTCAATTGTTTTTGGGCGATACTTTTCTACCCAAAGAAACTGTTCTTTCATAAGTTAAATCCATTCAGGTTTTCGTTCTGGCATACGAAGATAATTAGATGCAACCCAAGATTTGGATGCAATGTACATCTTGTAAGCAGTAAAAGTGTCAATGCTTTGGTCAAGTTTATACTCATCTGGCATAGCACGAACAAAGGGAGTCACATCATTTATGTTTCCTTTGGGAAATATTGAATGTGCATGGACAAGAGTTTCATTACAAGAATGAATCTTGTTATATCTCAAAGTATATTCAGAGGATAAATTCAACCCCCATTTGATCAACCAATAGGCATTATGGATACTTTCCATTGCCCATTGGGTACAGGGATGATTACGAAATGCACCCTTTTCAGTTCTGTAGGGAGTTCCATCAGACTTAGGTAGAGTGCCATAGTCATGACCCCATTTTTGAGATGCCACAATGGAAAGCATTTGGCAACACTCAAGAGGCATTTTGACAATATGTTTATCTGGAAGACATGTAGCACTTTCAATAGGTAAAGGAGACGTCACAAAAATATTCATAATTAAGCAGGTTGAGGACCTCCAACGATTATAGCAGAAGGGATTTGTGCCTGAGCAATTTTAACTGCATGGCATTGATTATCTGCATCTACAATGATTTCTAGATATCTACTATCTTTGGGAAGTTTATATCTAACTTTGTATTTCATCCAAATGTTGAATCAGGTTCAAGAGCAATAAAGTAAGTCAAATTATACTTGGAGTTCACAAACTTAGATGATTGCCTTTGTGAAACAATTACATCATAAGATCCTGGAATAATTTTAATGTTCTCAACTTTGAAGTTAAAAACAAACTCAGCATCAGTTTCTCCAACCACAATAGAATACTCATTAGAAGTATCATTGTTCTTGTCTCTGACCACAAGACGAATTACTCCTGCTTCACCAACTGCAGAAAGATCTGGAAGTTTATAAACAGCAGATGCTTTGATTAGTTTATCCAGTTGTGAATGTTCCAGTTGAAAGCAAACATCTTCTGAGGGAAGATTTACTTCTTTATCTGGAGGAGTGAAAATAACTTCTGGGTCTGCATAGAAATATTTTACTTTACGCTTGCCTTCCTTAATTGTAATATACTTTTCATCAGCAAAGTCCAGATCTGGATCTTGATGAAGAGTAAGTCCATTCAAAAATTCATTGAGATCATAGATTGCCACATCTTTTGGGAAATCTTCATCTACATTTGCCTCAGCATAAATGTTCTTGAGGATGTTCATAGTCCTAATCTTAGAACCTTTCTTAATCAGAATAGACTGATTAATGGATGAGAAGTTCTTCAGAATAGTGATAGTATTATCAGTAAGTTTCATAGTTTGAGGTTTTAGTTTCACTTGTTTTCAATGAGATTGAGGTGATTAATTAAAAGAATAGTATAATGCAAAACCTTGAAAAGATCTGCACGAGGAGTCCCTTTAGTATCATACCTATCAATATACTTGGTTACATTTCCAGCACAGAATCCTTCTCTACGATTGTGCTTGATTTTGTCTAGAGTCTGCTCTGTTCCACCACCAGTCCTATCCACATAATGTTGACTGTAGGTACTAGCAATATACTGCTCTAGTTGTTTTAAAATTTTATCTTCGTTATATTTCCAAAAATGATTTGATTCAGGCATAGAGGGAGTGCTAATGGTAATCTCATTCAAACTGTAAGGATACTCATCCATAACAAAATAATAAATTAGTCAACCAATATGTTATCACCAAAAGGGTCAAGAGTCAACCATGACACTAAAACCCTTTTGTTTTTCAAACCTAATAGTGGATTCAAACTTGTCCAATAACTCATCAGTTTTATGAGAGATTACAAAGACATTAGAATCTTTAATTACAAATTTAATAATCTTAGTAAAGTATTCAGTTCCAAAGTCATCTAAAGAACTGTCAAATACTTCATCCAAAATTAATAGATTTGTATTAATTGAGTTTTTAAGTTTTGCTATTTCTCGCCAAGTAAATAAGATGGAAAGATCTATTCTCATCTTTTCCCCTTCGCTGAAAGAAGAGTATGAGAAATCTTCATAAATTGGGTTTAAAGATTTCTCATTAAATTCTTCATCTAAAGTAAAGTTGACAGAAAAATCCATCAACTCCAAAAACTTATTTAAATTGTAGTTAATTGCAGGAAGATACTTTTTAATTATTTTAGTTTTAGCCCCATCATCTTTTAATAGTAGATGAATGAACTCATGATTTAAAAGTTCTTCTTTCCTGGTTGAAATTTCTGTTATTAACTTGTCTAAACTCTTTTTTAATTGTGCTAACTTTTCATGCTCAGTATCAGTGTTTTTGTTTCTTGTGACAAGTTTTTGAATTTCTTGTTGTAGATCTCTGTGCTGTTTTTCAAGCTCAGAAACTTTAACATGGTTTTGATTGAGTTCATTATTGAGTTTAGTAATCTCCTTCGAAATTTCTAGAAATTTAAGTTCATTTTGTTGTTCTTCTTGAATTGTAGATTCAAGTTCATCACATGCAGACTTAATTTCAGATTGCTTACTTTCAATGTCTGCTATCTTATTTAATCTAAATTCATCTTCAATGGATTGTGTACAAGTAGGGCAAACCCTATTATCCTCAAAAAACCTTTTATCTTCTACAAAGTTTGATACTTTTTGATTAAGTTTAATTTTCAACTCTTCTAATTTTTTTAACTTAGCAGAAGATGTAGATGAGGATTTAATTTTGTTTTCAAGTTTACCAATAAGAGATACTAATTTTTTATTACTTATATTTAAATTTTCCTTATCTTTTTCAATGGAAACTTGTTTGTCCTGTTTAACCTTTACATCTTCCTGGTTTCTTTTCTCCAACTCATTGATAAAACTTTCTTGTGTTTCAATTTTATCCGAGCAGTTTTCTTTTTTATATTGAAGTTCCTTAATTTGATCCTTGAGTTCTTTAATTTTAGTCTTTGCAACATCATTCATGGAAGAGAACACTTTAATGTCCAAAAGATCTTCTACTACTTCCCTCCTATGCTGTGTGGATAACTGCATAAAAGGAATAAAATTAGATGATCCTAGAACTACAATCTGAGTAAAAGACTTGTAGTTCATCTTCAGAATAGTTTGCTCCAACCACTTCTGCTGATCATTTGCAGAAGCAAGTTGATTTTCTTCTTGACCATTCTTATAAATTTTAAAAATGTTTGGTTTGATTCCTCGCTCAAGTTTCCAAACATTTTCTCCCAACTCAAACTCAACTTCAACTAGGCAATCTTTTTCATTGACTGTATTGACCAGTTGTGTTTTACTAATCTTTCTGAAAGGTTTATTAAATAACGCAAAAGTAAGAGCATCCAAAAAGGTGCTCTTACCTGCGCCATTCCTACCAATAATCAGAGTTGAATTGTGGTTAGTAAAATTTATCTCTGTCCAATAATTCCCAGAACTCAAAAAATTTCTATATTTTATTTTTAGGAATTTTAACATACTCAGGAGGAACTACAATGTCATTAGGGGTAATTATTGCATACTGACAGTTTAACTGATCACATGCCATTATGGCAACCTCTGGATCTACTTCAGTAACTTCCATTCCATCATATCCAAGATCTTCCAACATTCCCAAGTACCTATCAGCATCATCTTCTTCTTCAAAGATAAAAAGAACGCTGTCACCATATTCATTGGCAACTGCATATGCTCCTTCGTTGTCTTGGTCTGCAGAAGTTAATATAAACATTATATTAATTGAAAAGATTCTTGATAGATGGTATTGAGAAGGTCTTTAATTCTATTTTTATTTAACTCAATTTCAGATTCATCAACATACATTTTTAACAAGGATAATGTATCCTCATTTTCAACACACTCTGATGCATCAAATTGATCATTAATAGTCACTTGTTCAATGACTTTTAGATCCTGAACATTTGCTTCTACAAGAGAATTTAAAAACTTCTCATACTTAACTTGATCTTTTCGTTCCTTAACTATCAGTTTGACTATGCAGTTTTCATATTCAGATAAATCAACAGAAACATCATCAGTATACTGAATGACTTTAAACATTTGATATGGATTATCAATCTTAGTAATCTCTAGTGTTTCTGTATCAAAGATAGTAAATCCTCTAGTATCTCCATAATCATTCCAATACAGTTGATATGGATTACCTAGGTAGAAGATTTTCCCATCATCATTTCTTGTGTGATAATGTCCAGAAAAAACCTTATCAAATTTATTGAAAATGGACTTATCTCGTCCATTATGTTGGATCTGCCCCTTATGGGCATAGAACCCACTCAATTCAAGATGACCCATGGCAACCCTTGCATATGATGTTTGAATTGATTGTAGGGTCTCTGCCTCCCCATCTGGAGTGATCCATGGGATGAATAAAACATCAAGTTCACCAACTTGAACATTAGTTGGTTTAGTGTACACGTTAATGTTCTTATAATTATTCACCAACAGCATTGGACTGTTAAGATCAGTTGTGTTCTTATAAAAGATATCGTGGTTGCCAAGAATTACATGAACCTTATATTTTTTCAAAGGTTCAAGAATAACCCTTCTAGTCCAATCAATACTCCAATAATCAGTTGTCTTTCTATTGTCAAACATATCTCCCATATGAATGACAGTATCAACTTTATATTTTTTTAGAGTGGGAAAGAATACATTTTTATAAAACTTCTCAAAATAATCATGAAAGGTTTTATTTCCCTTCTTAAAATTGAAATGAGTATCAGTAATAATTGCTACTTTCATGTAGTAAATCTATAATTAATATTATCTTTAATGCCATTCATACCTGAGTATTCACCACCAAGATCTGATGTATCTGCAGAAAATACTTCATCAAATCCAGATCTTTCAATAATTTTACTCTTGATTTCAAGTTGTCTTTTTTCTTTTGCAATTCTTCTTAAGAACGCATAGTAAACAATCTGGGTAAAGTATGCAAATGGATTGGTTCTTTTTGTATCAAAATTATCAATATATTGAATACAATTTTCAATTCCATCACAGATCATCTCTTCCTTGAACATGTAGTTCACGAAATTTGGTTTGTATGCTAAATGATTAGCGATGCGAAGAAAACAGTCACCAAGATAATTACTGACTCTGGGTTTAGATAAACCCCTTTCTTTGGCAATATCTACTTTTTGTTTATAATCTACCAGAGCAGCATAGAAATCTTTATTGTTTACATAGTGCTCTGACTTCTTTTTAGTCTTCTTCATTACCAACATTAGTTTATTTTATTTAATTATCAAGATAATTCAGTTTAACATTTGTCTCTATAATTTGCAACACTTGACACATTATTCAAATGTCACTAGAATCACTCTGTTGGGTTTCAAGAAAAGGTACGGCTTGAGTTAATTAGAGTTATATATCTTCTCTAAGTATCTTCTGGCATCATCAACCTTAGAGATGAATCCCATCTTTCTAGTACTAAGTTCTATTCTAGAAGAACTGTTGAGGAACTTCTTATAGATTGAAATGATCATATTATCTTTAACTTCAGTCATAGTAATGACTTTATCCATTTTAATAAGATAAACTTCATCATCAGGAATAGACATCCAAGGTTTAACTTTATATCCCATAGTACCAGACTTTCTGGATACAATAGGTTCAATAATAACAGGATTGTCAAGAATCAAAACGATTTCTTCTTCTTCATGAGAAGGGCATACTACTGCAAAAACTTCTTCTCCTGATACTAGTTTGATTGCTGCATAAAATTCGTCTTCCATTATTTTTTAAAATTGATTGTAATAATTTCATAATCAAAGTTTTCTTCATTGTAAACTTTAATTCTTTCAATGAGATGATTTAGAGTATAATTTTTTCTTCCTTTGTAAGTTAAGTTATCTGCAATGTCATACAGTGTTGCTGACATCTTTTCTTTTCCTTTTCTGAGAACTCTTCCTATGGATTGTAGATTTCTGATTCTTGATTTGCTTGGTGATGCAAAGACCACATTGTGTAAGTTTCTAATATTGATACCTGTACTGAAAGTGCCATAAGATGCAACAATAATTGCATTGCTTTCCTCTTCGGTAATTTTTCTGATCAATTCTCTTTCTTCAGTATCCACTCCACCATGAACAAAAAATATTTTTCTATTCTCACTGGCATGACTATTTATGAGATCATATAATGGTTGTCCATGAGTTGCTACTCTACTAAACAGAACTAATGTGTTTCCTTCTAAACTTAAAGCTAAGTTTTTGATAAACTTATTTCGTTTTTCATAACCAATTAAATATTGAACTTCTTCTTCATAGTCGTTAATTTTATGTTCAGGATGATCTAGAAGAAGAACTTTAATTTTTAACTTAGAAAGGTATCCTTTTTTAATTAGTTCATCAGTTTTGATAAGTTTATATGTTGGACCAAACAATCCTTCAAGAACTAATTTATGTGTTTGAGATCCATCTAATGTTCCTGTGAATCCAAATCTATATTTGGCATCATGTAATTTAGACATAATGCTTACCAATGACTTTGATTTGAATTGATGTGCTTCATCCCCAATTACAACATCAAACTCATTGAAATAGGTCTTATCTAACTTGTAGATAGATTGCCATGTAGATATGGTTACTTGCTTCTCAGAGGACCTTTCATTACCCCCATAGACTCTATGACAATAAACTTCAGAGTTCCATCCATAGTCTTCAAAGTCCTTATACATCTGTTCTACAAGTGATGTAGTAGGAACAATCAGTAAGACTCTATTACCATGTTCTACAAAGTATCTAACAACAGAATAGATCATCAAAGATTTTCCTGATGCAGTTGGAGAAAGTAACAACTTTCTTTTATACTTCAAAGCATCATAAACACCTTGCACTTGATAGTCTCTTGGTTCATGACTACAAATACTTTTCATGTAGTCTTTTACTCCTTCTAAGGAAATAGACTCATCTATTTCTCCAGGAATACCATAGTATTTGTTTTCTTTAAATTCAAAATTGTATTGGTGATTATCACAGAATGAAACTAATTTGTCTAGAAGTCCAGCATAGATTTCTCCTGTTTGAATATTGAATAGACGAATTTTTCCATCCCAATGCTTGCTTCTAAACTGAGGCATGAACTTTGCACCAGGAACATCAAAGGTAAATTGATCACTCAGTTCATATTTGATATGAGGTTCACATTCAACCTTCAAATAGATTTCATTCTTTTTGGATATGATAAGATCAGACATATTACATTCCAGATTGGAACCTTAAAAACTCAATTGAGTTTTTGATTTGGTATGTTCTATTGGAAATCATTTTTATAATTTCCTCAAGATATTTTAATATTGTATCATAATATTCTATTTTCATAAACATTTCTGATAGGTGAGCATCAGCATCAATATGCCTTTGCATACCTTCTTTATCTCTTACTTTGTATGGAAAAGGTTCCTCTTTGTAAATATCAGGATCTGCTTTCCCTGCATAAAAGTTATAGCGTTCTAGTTTCTTTTGTTTGTATTGTGTCTCTGCACGTTTTCTTAACAAAGAAAAATTATTGTAGAGTTCGTAATACTTGGAGTGTAGAAAAGAAACTTTTAAAGATTCATTATGTAAATCATCTATGTTGATTTGGGAATCTTCCTTCCACATAGATTGAATATCATCAAGAGAGATCATGGAATATCAGTAATAATTTTATAATAAGTATACTTAAATCTAACTTCTGCTGTAAAGTATCTAATGTCTTCTGCAGTAGCATCAAAATCAAGAGATGACAATGAAATTGGAAATAAGTTTGTAAAAATTACTCTTGCATTAGGAGTAAAATTGCTAGTTAAAATTTGAAGAGTTCCATCAGAGACTTCAAATAAGTTACCTTTTATTTCTGGTTCTGCTGATGTTGATGCTTCTTTAAAATCTTTATATTGCTCTAAACTATAAGGGAAACCTAGACCAGTCATCCAGTTCCAAATTTGTAAATAATTTTCTAAATTTTCATCAACTAAAAATCTCAAATTTAGATCATCAAAATCCATTTTGTCACCAGGAATAGGAATGTTTTTTCCATACCTAGTTTGCAATGCTACTCCTAAATTAATACCAGGAATGTTGGCAAAGTTAGAAAAAAAATCTACTTTAGGCGCTTTTGATAAATTAAATTTAAACCCAACTGGAGATAGAAAATTTCTATTCTCTGGTTGAGATTGCCAAATTTCATTTGCCATTTTTTTTTAACTATTTATTTCCATAAAAAAAGGACCCCTTTGGGAGGTCCTGGGAGTTGTGAGTAAAACTCACATAAGGTTCTTGATAGCAACTCTTCTGTAGTATCTGTTGGTGTTAGCCTTGATTCTACCTTCACCAGCAGTGGTTCCTTCAGCAAATGGGTTGGCAACCATACCATATCTGGTCTTGAAGCCAATCTTGGGCTGGAAGGTGTCCTGACCAACGGCACGAACCATTTGGAGAGGAACATATGGGCAGTAGAAGAGACCTGCATCATAAGGGTTGGTTCCCTTATAACCTACAACATAATACTGCTCAGCAGCAAGGTTAGCAGCATATGGATCAATGTAAACCTTGAACTTACCATTGAGAACACCAGCAAAAGTATTGCCAGTATCATCAACATTCAGGTTAGCATTGAGTGCAGGGGTGTAATCAAGAAGACCTGCCATTGTGAGTGCAGAAGCAACATCAGCAGAGCAGAGGATTACATTACCCTTCCCTCTTCTTGTTCTTTGAGCGATAGCATTAGCATCTCTCTCAAGTTGGAACAGAAGACCCTTGAACTTCTCAACTGACCATCTACCATTTGAGTCAACATCAAGGTCAAAGTAACCAGCATTTGCAACATTGGTCTGAGCACCAGTCTCAGCAATCTTGTAAATGGTTCTGATGACTTCTCTGTTGATCTCAGCAAGGATTTCAGTGGAGAGGATGTTTGCAAGCTCAGCTTCTGCATCCAGACCATGAATTGCCTTGAGGTCTTGTGCTAGTTCTAGGGTGTACTCAGCCTTGAGTGCTCTGGACTTTGCAGTAACAGAGATCTTCTCAATGCTGAATGCCATCTGGTTGAACTGATCACCAGCAGCTCCTCCAAGTGCTTCAGCATCTTGGGTTCTCATTGCTTGACCAACTCTATACTCTCTACCAGTAGCACCTGAAGCATTCAGGGCAGCGGGGTTGAAAGCATAATCAGTCTTTTGACCAGCAAGTGCACCAGTTCCTACGAAACCAGTTGTACCAAAACCAACACCAGCACCATCATCTGAACCACCAGTGTAATCACCAGTTGTGGTGTTGTAACCATCATCTTGTCCAGAGTATGCAGTATCTGGCTCTTCAAACAGAGCTTCAGTACCATTCTGGTTGACATACTTGCTTCTCATTGCAAAGATAAGTCCAGTAGGACCATTCATTGGCTGAACACCAGCCAGATCATATGCAACAAGGTTAGGCATTGATCTTCTGATCAATGAAATCAGAACAGGATCAAAACCTGCTACAGGGGAAGCACCAGCACCAGAGAAACCAGCATTGCCAGTTCCAGATGGATCACTATTAATGTTAGGTGCAGCCTCAGAAAGGAAACCTCTTTCCTCTCTTAAAAATCTTTCTTGGTTTTCTAACAGAACTGCGGTAACTGCTTTCTTATAAGGGTCTTTGATTGGATCAAGACCTTCTGCTTGAAGAAGAGGGGACCACTTGTTCTGCAATTGTTCTGAAAGGAACATTTGCTTTTTCTCCTTGGTTTGTCTTGTTAAAGTGTGTTTTTAACTACGAATATTTATAATTTAGGTTGTTTTCACTTAGAGAATTTACCTAGTGCTCTGAGGTAAGCATTCATTTGAGGACCATAATCCTCATTTACTCCTTCAGTCAACACTTCCTCTCTATTTGAAGAAACTAGAACTTTGTTAAAGTATGACTCTTTAAGAGCCTCCAGTTTGCCTCTATAGTCTGTTTCACTTTCAAACTCAACACCTTCAGCAAGACTTGCAAGTTTTTCCTTCTGAGTTAAAGCTAACCCTTCAGAAACATCGTTTAGGATTGTATCACTTACAGCCTCACTAAGCCTTTGATTTAACTGAACATTTCTTTCGATTTGTTCGTTGAGTTTTTCCTCCATTTCATCAAGTCTTTCTACCATACCTTCTAGAACATCATATCTATCTTCAGGGATTTCTACATAATGTTCTTCAAAAAGTCCCTTGAGACCTTGCATAAAGGATTCTGATAGTTCTGATTTGATTCCTGTTTCTACTTGAAGAGCATTCTCAGTGAGCCACTCTTCTGAAACATACTCAAGATAAGAATCAACTCTTGCAGTTAATTCTTCTTTGATTGCGGTAACTTCTTCTACAAGGGTTCTTTCATACTCTTCTTGAAGAGATTCCATTACAGAAATGACCTTTGATTTAACAGCAGCCTCAAAAATTGTTGCTGCTTTTGATAGAGTTTCCTCAGAAAGATCTTCTTGACCCATAAGGGCAGAAATGTCTTCTGAGTAATCTACAGGTTCACCAACAATTTGATCTAGTCTTTCTTGGAGAGAAGGAATCTCTTCTTCAGTTTCTTCTTCAGAAACTAATTCTTGATCTTCCAATACTTCTTCTTCCTCTACAACCAGATCCTCATCCTCAGTTTCAGTCTCCTCATAAGACATTGCTGACTTATTAGCATGTGGCATTGGATCAGGAGCCTTAGCACCTTTGTTTACCACATTGGAAACTTTGGATAGAGTTCTGCCAGGAGTTTTGAGTTTATTAGACTCATCATCTGGTCTTGAATTGGTAGGAGTTGGTCCTCCAAGATCTTCCACTGAAGAATTTAAACCTTCACCTGGAATGTTTGCCTTGGGCATACCTTCTGCAGGTTTAGCGTTTTTGTTTACAGCAGTGACAGATTTTTTAGTAGATACTTCCATTTCTTGTAAATCGTTACCGACACTCATTTGTATACTCCGAATAAAATCTTTTTTATTCTTATATTTATTTATAATTTATAGATTTAAGAGATAATCTGCAAACACTTTTAGTTTAGTTTGCTCAGTTAATTTTTTTTGATGTGCAAGACGTTCAATTTTTTGTCTTGACTCTGCGGCATTCATTTCTTTAAGAATTCCACCATCCCAAACCCACTCTTTACCTTCCATGATACCTTCAACAAAAGCATCTGGTGCAGAAGGATCTGCTACAATATCAGCAGCAGTGGCAAGCATAAAGTCATCACTGACATACTTAACGCCATTTTTTTCAACTATAGAACCAATACCTCTTGAAGAAACACCAAGTTTTACACCTTCACCAAGAAGTGACTTGGCAATATTCCCCATTGGAGTGTCAAGAAGTTTTGCTTTCCCAATGAAATTATTTCCTTCCCTTTTCAAACTTGTGATCATGTGAGAAACACGATCTAAGTTTACTGTTGGACCGTCAGGGTGTCCAAGTTCACCTAATGCTCTACCACTTTCAATAAAACTAGTATGATACCTAGAAACTTCTCTTTCTAGAATAGACATTGGATAGCATCTGCCATTCCTATTGGTAATTTCTGCTTGTAAAAATGGTCCCTGAATATACAGGGTCTGTTTTCCATTTCTTTCTTCAGTAATAATTTCTACTGATTCTATTTCTTCTGTGATAAGTTTCATTAGATTATGCCTGAGATGCTATTTGAACTTCTGCAATATGAAGATGTGCATTACTTGCTTCTGGGAATACTTCAACTTTAACGCATCTCGAAACAATAGCATTTGTTACAGTTAGTGCACCACCAACTGCAGTGCTATTGAAATCAAGAGTAATTGAAGATTCTGTCTTGGAAAGAACTTGAGCAAATGAAGTATTGATTCCAGTATGCTGTGATCCAAGAATACTTACATGATCATTTACAGAAAATGGGTTTCCAAAATTTTCACCAAATGTAATGACTGTATTTGTTCCTGTAGTAATTCCTGAAATTTTTTGTCTTGCAACTCTTTCTTTAATAATTTCACTGGTGTTTTCTGGAATTAGGAAAGATGATTCACTACTTGCCCCAGCAACATTATTTCCATCTTTAATTGCAATATGACATCCAGAACCAGAAGCAGTTAATCTCAAATAACCAGTTTGAAGATTAATTACACCACTAGTAGCAATTCCATTATTTGGTGGAATTACTGATGTAATATTTTGGACAATTTTTAAAGCCATTACTCTTCCTCTGAACCAAACATTGATTGGGAAATAACTGGGGTAATTTCATCAATTCTTGATGATGATTTGGTATAAAGAATCTCTTTGATTTTGTCTGAGATTTCTTCAGGTGATCCATTTGATAGGACCAAATCCATTAAGTCATTACTAGATTCCATATAAAGTCAAAACAGTATAAAAGTATTTATATTTCAGCAGCCTTGGCATTTATTGTGGTTGCTGATGTGGCACCCTTAATATCAGGTTCTTTGGGATTGGCACCTATGGTTTGATTTCCTGCTGCCATTGGTTCTAGAGGCATCCCATCTGGACCAACTGGGGGCATTAGTTTTGGATCAGGATATACGCCATCTTTAATTTCTTTTTGAATCAGTTTATCTTCATCCACAATTTCTTGATCTGTTTGTCTTAGGATTTTTCTTCTTACATAATCTCTTGAATAGTAAGTTCCAATATAAGGTTCAATGGCAACCATCAGATTTAATCTTTCATTCATTAACTCAGTATCTTTAAGTTCTGAGAAATGTCCATCATAAAGATAATCATATTGAATATGATCACTCATTTTTTCCCAATCTTCTGGGGTGATAATATTTTTAAGGATCAGTTGAGTTTTTAGCATGTCATGAAAAACATTGCTAAATCTTTTTCTCAACCTTCCAACAAACTTACCAAACATCAATTCATCTCTAAGAATTTCAGATGAACGTCCTAAATTAAATCCACCATCAGAAGCAGTTCTTGATTCTGGAACATTTAATGCCCTGAATAATTTTTTTTGGAAATATTGGACATCAGTTAATTCTCCAAGATTTTGTCCACCAGGAAGAGTAGTAATTTCTGTTCCTCTACCACCTTCTCTTCTTGGAAGCCAGAAGTCTTCCATCATACTCATAAACTTTTTATCATCACGCATTTCTCCTGTAGATGCATCATAAACAAGTTTATTTCTATACCTGTTCATCACATCTCTAAGATATTGCTCTGCTTTAATCTTAGGAAGATTGCCAACATCAATATAGAAAATCCTACGTTCTGGTGCTCTTGACAATCTATAGATAACCAAAGCATCCTCAATCATTCTTAATTGATTGAGTGCTTTGATTGCTTTATGTAAATATGACAGTGTAAGTTGTCTATTTCTATCAACAAGACCTGAGGTTACAAAGGTAACTGCATCCTTTGCAATCTTAATTCCCCTATTAGTTGATCCTATTTTCTGAATATGACCTTGTGGATAGAAAATAAAATACTCATCAATCTCAGGTTCTTTGAATGATGTTGGATTATTTGGATCTAAATTATTTAAATAATTAGAACCTAAATTTACTTTACTATCTTCGTCTTTCTTTTGCACTCTCATAAATCTTGTTTTGAGTGCATCCATAAATCTAATGTCCCGAATACCTTCTTCAGGATGCTTAAGATCTATGACTTTGTGGTATAAAATTCTTCCATCAATATACCAATTCTTAAAAATTTCATGTGCTTTTTTATCAAAGTCCATGAGGTCTTTGATATATTTAAACTCATCTCTAATAACTTTTTTTAATCCATCACTGGCATTTAAATTACTAAGTTCTATCTCTACAGGAGAATCATTTAGGTCACTTACAATTGCTTCATTCACAACATTTTCAATGGCACTATCACACTCTGGGTGAAGTGACATTTCTCTATATCTTTTAATTAGATCATATTCGTTTCTATAGACACCCTCAATATCTACATACTGACCATAAAACCCACTAGTTAGATAATAGTCAACCCCATCCTCATTATTTTCTGGGATGGGGGAGACTGCATCCTTTGGTAATTTATTTTCGTCATCAATAGAAAACCCAAAAAGTCTTGCCATATTGTAAAGTTAAACGCCTATTATAATCTATTTAGATTACATCAGCAGCATTGCTTCCAGTTCTAGCTTCCCACCACTGGACTTGTAGATCTACTGTAAACTCTTCAATTTCATTTTCATTGTTGTAAGAAAGGTCAATTTGGGAAACATTAGTTGGGAAAACACCATGAACAATATACTTTCTTAGAACATCAATTTGATTTGTATTGACAACATTTGGAGCAACTCCAGGTGCTCTTGAAAGTTGAGTTACATTCATGTCAGCCATATAGTCTGAAGGATTGATTGTACCAGATCCATCAGAAACTTTGATGATGTAATTCATCCATCTTTCAAAGAAACTTCTCCACTTGAAGTCTGTGTCATTGATGACTGTAATAGTCCAGACATCAAATGTTCTGTCTCCAGCAATCTTGAGAGTTCTTCCTCTAAAAGGAACTGGAATTTCAGTAATGGTTGATGCAGGTAAACCAGCAGACTTAATAAGCATTAAGTCATCTTGATCAAACTGAGCTTGAAGTTGTGAAAAAATTCCAGTTCCACCAGCACTGGATGGAGTGCCATTTGCCTCAGTACCAAAGCTAACTTCAAAAAGGTTACTACGAGCACCACCACCTGCTAGTTTAGTTTTAAACTTATCAATGGTTCTATCTTGAAATGTTGGCATTGTTTTGTCTCCTGTTTAAATTAAACTGTACCTACAATTGATTCAAAACTAACACCTGTTCTGGTAGCAACAAATGTCAGACCAATGAAGTTAATGGATCTAGCAGGTTTCACATAAATGTCTGCAATGAACTCATTTCTATCAATTACATCAGGGGTGTTGTTAGTTTCATCACAAACTAGGAGGAAGTCAGTGATTCCTCTCTTTGCCTGTACATCTCTGAGGTAAGGCTCAACAATGTTGATGAAGTTTGCTCTGGTTGAAGCATCATTGAACTCAAACAGTTGTGCATCTGCAGCACCTTTGATTGCTTGCTCAATAGTGATAAACAATCTTCTAACATTGATTCTATCAAATGCAGATTGATAAGAAAGTGCAGTCTTATCACCAAACAGAATAATTCCAGATCCTGGTGAAGAAATAACTGGATTGACTCTTTGTGAATAGAGTCTATCTCTATCATCTTGTGCAGGATTGTAAGCAAGTTTGATTGGGAACTTGAGAGTTCCTCTTGTCTTACCTGCTGGTGAATACCATGGGAATTGATCAATGTCAGTTCTTACACAAAGACCAGCAACATCTGCTGAACATGGCATGTATACAAACTGTTTATTAAATCTATCATAAACATACTGATATCCACTATCAAAGACTGCATAAGATGATGAAGTCAGTGGACTGAAGAATGATAGAATGTTTGTAAGTTGTGTTGCTTCTGGAGTTATATTAACAACTCCATCTCTATATGGGGAAATGAATACCACACAATCTTTTCTTCCATCAGCAATGCTGATTAGTTTATTTGCTTTTGCCTGCTCAATTTCTTTTCCTAGTGAAGCACTTCCTTGTAAAAGGAAATTGATTGTGGTTGCTGCTTCATTTGCAAACTTATCATAAGCATCAGTTAGATCAGTTAAGTCTACTGAGAACCCTCCAATGTCACCAGTACCACTGTAGTCATGACCTCCAGTGAGTGAGAATGACTTGTTACCTACTGAGTTAAAGTTAACTCCTTCTGCAGGAACTCCCCAAACTCCTAGAGTTTCTGATTGTGTAGTAAATCCTGAACTAAACTTAGATGCTACAGGATCTACATTCCAATAAGAATCTGTTGCATCTCCAATTGATTTTCCTGCATAAATGTATGCAGAGTTGAGAGCAAGATAATCTTTGTAGTATACGTTTTGTGATGGAGAAACAGTTGTATCTGATGCTTTAGAAAGATTTGTAAATTTCTCTAGTAATGTTTGTGGATTTCCAGAAACATTATTGAATTTTCTGCTATCAACTACAACCACATGGAATGCATCATTTGAACCACCTCTATCAGTTACATACTGATTAGTTCTTGGTTTTGGTGCAATGCTTCTCCAACTTAGATTTGTATAATCTCCATTAGCAGTGCTTAAAACAAGTTGATTATTGTACCAATCACTTGTTGAAGTTGGATCTACTGTTGTAAGTGCTGAACCAACTGTTGCACTTCCTGAAGTATGAATACCAATTACAGCATCAGTAAAGGCATAAATGCCATTTTCTGAATAAGAAACTAGAGTTTCTGTTGCCCCAACTACAGTTGAAATAACTTTTACATAAATCTCTGAACTTCCAACACCAGCAACAATACCTTTGAGATACCCAGATGCTGCAGATGTAGTTCCTACTCCAGCAATAATCCCAGTTAATGCTTGAGTAACCCCATATCCAACTGCAACATATGTAGTATTGATGCCAGTTAAAGTTTGATCTGCAAAGTTGTCAATTACACAGACTTTTAAATCTTCTGCCCAATGTCCTGGGTTCTTTGCCGCCCAATAGAAAACAGAAGAATTTGAATATGATTCTTGATAGTCATCAAAATTTTCAATAGTGAGGGAAGTTGATGCTACTCCTACACCAGCATTGGCGTTATCTAATTTACTTCCTCCACATCTTACAACTCTTAAGCTCCCGCCATATGACAAGAAGTTAGATGCTGAATACCAGTACTCATAATGGTAATCATTCTTTGAAGGTTTGCCAAAAACTGATACTAATTCATTCTCATTAGTAATAGTTACAATTTGATTTACTGGACCCTTTTCAAAAGGTGCAGCAATTCCAGCAGATAAAGATGTGGTATTGTTAATTCCACCTCTAGTTAAATCTACTTCTCTTACTTTAATCCCTGGAGATGCTAAGCTTAAAGCCATTTTAACTCCTCTAGTGCTTCATTTTGCTCTAAAAGTATTTATAAATTTCTCCTTTTATCTGTAGTCCCACATGTAAGACCTATCTCCATACTCATCAGTAAACCAAACTTCACCTTCGGCATCAATTTCGCCATTCATCAGAGCATCAAGTCCATCAGACATAAACCCAAAAGGTGCCATGTCTTGCTCAATTTGATTTTTTTGTTCCTCATATAATCTTTTTCTAACATCTTGATCCGTTAGTTCTTTGAAGTAATCTTGTGCAACCAACCATGCATAAATGACTAGGCACATAGCTAGGTCATCATTGCACCCTTCTTCTGCTTCAAATGAATTGTGTTTTTGAATGAATGTAGTCAGTTCACTAATTATTTCATAATCATTGAATATAAGTTTATCTTCCTCAATCATTGTTTTGAGATTGAGGCATCCAACTTTTTTAACAGTCTTGGACATTTTTAATCCAAGTTGTGTTTTCTTACCAGAGAATCCTTGACCCACAATTTGACCTGCTCTACCACGCATAGAACACATGAGCAGGTTTTGATATTCTAAATCATATTGTATAATTGATGCTACTTGATCCCCAACATCATTAACCTCACAAAGAATAAATGCATTATTATATGCTTTTGCTACTTCATAAATGATTGATGGAAATAGCATAGGTTTGATTTCATTATTTCTATACTTTGCAACTATTTTATGTGGAAAAGAAGTTATATCAAATACAACAAACGCGGAGTAATCATTGCCTACTCCACGAGCAACATCAACAGTTAAAACATAATCCCTAGATTCATCTGATTCTTCATATACATCCAATCCTTTACTTTGTTTAATTGGACGATCATAAACTAAACTTTTAAGTTTACTTGGTGCAATTAGAGTATCAACTGATCCTAAAAATTCACATTCAAATTCAACCTTAAACTGTTGCTCTGAAGTATTTGAAATGGTTTGCTTCTTCCAATGCTCATCCCTTCCTGGTACTTCTGACCAATGAACATCAGTTGGAACATATTCATTCATTCCACGCTCAGCATCATGCCACATTCTATAGAAGTGATTCATGCCATGAGGCGTAGAAACTATGATGACTTTTGTGCTCTGACCAGAAGAAATAGTAGGATAAACAGATGCAAAGAATTGGTCTGCAATATGGTTTGGAATAAACGCGAATTCATCAAGGAATATGATATTATAGGATCCACCTCTGACAGCAGATGCAGATGTAGAAGCAGCCAGTATTTTTGACCCATTTTCCAATTCCATAGAACCTTTATTCCATGCTAAGATACCCTGCTGTAACCATTTTGGTAGGTTTTCATATGCAGTTTGTAATCTAGACAAAAGATCTCTTGCAGTATTTGCTTTGTTTGCAAGAATAGCAATATTTACATTATCATTAAAGATGGCGTAGTGAAGCAAATAAGATACAACAGTTGTAGATTTGCCCGTCTGACGAGGCATCTTACAAATGTTAAATCTGTAATTGTGGAAATTTTCAATTAACTTTTCTTGGAAATGATATGGATTGAATAATTGCAATCCATGGTCCAAAGTTACAATTTGAACGTAATTTTTTGCAAAATATACAGGATCATTTTTGCACTTTACAAATTCAAAAATTTGATCTTGAGAAAATTCAATAGGTGTATTCGCTTTCTTAAGAAGCGGATTACCTAGGTATACATTATCACTCATAAATTATCAGCAGTTCCACTTACGAAGAGATAGTGCTTTTCTTGTTGGACGACCTTTTTCATCTTTCATGGGACCAGGCATTCCTCCCATACGAGCACAAAATGACTTTCTACGATTTGCTGCTTTTGATCCTGGTTTTAATTTTGATGGTGGTGTAGTTACTGGTGGTTTTAAATTATGACCTTGTGCTCTAGCAGAAGCTCTGCCTTTGGCATTTAATCCTCCTGTGGGATTTTTACCTTCTTTTCTTTGCCAGGCAGGTGATGCTTCTTTGATATCCTTCCATCCTTTGGAAGTTTTTACATTATGTTCTTTTCCACCTGGACCAATATCTGCAATTTTAAATTCTATGGGTTTAGTTGTGCTTATTTTTACTTTTTTTCTTGCTTCAGTAATGAAGTTACTGTAAGTCATACCTTCTGAAACATCTTCATCACTTTGCATATATTCTGCTGCAGTATCAATAAAATCTGCTGCTCTGGTAATCTTTGATTGTACCCAAGCAGGAATCTGTTGATCACCTTTTTTAATTTTTCCTCTTAAAATATTAACTGCTCTTTCAATTTGATCAAACTCAACTCTTGCCATATATCCTTCTTCATCTTTCTTTTTGCCACTTGCAATTTCCTTGTGACCTTCATGAATCTTTAATTCATTGGCAAGATTCATCTTGCCAATAGTATATTTGTCCCACATAGAAGGACCCCAAGAACACTCTGCTCTGGTTTCATTCTTTCTGCAAAGAAGACAATACTTTATATCTTCTTTGTATTGTTTTTCTGCAGTAGTTTCTTCTTTCATGGGTTTGTTTTTTTCTACTTTTTTTAATCTTGTATAATAATCTGGAAATTCATCTACATGTTGAAGCGCTGTAATTCTTGCACCACTTTTACTTGTGGTGTGCTCACCTTCAATTTTAGTTCCAATTTTAACCTGCTTCATAATAGTTTCCAAAGAAACTTTATGCTTTTTGGAAAGTTCCTCTGGAGATTTGTATGGTTTTACAGGTCCTTTTGGATCTTTCATAAGATCATTCTTCCTCTGTATTATTTAGAATTCCTTGTTTTAAAAATTTTGAAAGTTCTGCAGTTGATCCCACAAAGAGAGCATTGTTAACTGTAGTTGGACCTTTCTTAGAAGGTGCATCCAAATCTTTCATTTTCTTTTGCAAATCTAAAAGTTTATCAGTTACATCTCCAACAGACTTAATAAGTTGACCAGCAACTTCATATGCTCTTGGGTGATCTGAACTTTGTGCTACTTCTAGAATACCATCAATAGCTTCTTGTCCTTTTTCTATCAAACTATAAAGTTGTCCCCTACTGTACTCGTAATCTTTCTGAGGATCTTCTGGAACTTCTTTTTTTACAATAGGTTCTGATTCTTTAGATACAATGCTTGTTTCTACATCTAAAGATTGTTCAATGGCAGTAAATTTATTTTCCATAATCAAATGTCAACATCTTCGCCTTGTGATGCACTATAAGTCTTAAAGTCTACAAATTCTTCTATTGTATCATTAAACCCAAAGTCATCTCCAAATTCAATTAAGTTATCATCAACACTATCAATGATTCCATCATCATTATAATCCTCAAGTGCTTTTGGTGTAACTGTATATCTAACTTCCCTCTTAGCATTTTTGATAGCATCAGTTGCATAATCAACTTGAACTTTCTTAATGAGACCCTGACTATTTTCTGGGATTTCATTAAAGAGATATGTTTTTGCAGTAAATGCTAGTGTGTATATGATAATTCTTCTAGTTGAATAGTCACCTTCATAATCATCTCTAAATCCAACTCTATTTAAAACTACTGGAATGTCTCTTTTCTCATTAATAGATGGAATCATATTCACGGTTACATTAAATGATGGTTGGAAATATGGAAGAATCTGTTCCACAATTTGCAAAACATCATCTTGAATTTTGGACATGATGTTAAGTTCGAATCCAATATTGTAAGGAACTGGCATGAACACACTGTTCATTGCCTTACCATCAGAAGATTTAGCAGTTTTAAATGTTTGCAAAGATGAAGATTTTCTTTGAGAATCATAATCTAAAGAAGTCATTTCAAAAGACATTCTTGGCAATGTCAATGCAAGTTTTCTATCTCCAGTTGGATTTTGCTCTAGTCTTGCTAAGAACTTTTGCATTGGTCCATAAGCAAGGGGAACTTTTAGTACAGATAATGGAGTCCCATCATCATCAAATTTTCTAATTTGAATATTGTTAAATAACGTTCCAAAAGCAACTACTGTTTTGCTTATAGACTTATGGTAAAAATAATTGCCAAGCATTTTATAGAAAGTTCCTAACTATACTATTTAATCAATTAAGATTGTTTATATCTCAATGTTCCCATTCTTGGCCAAGTTTGTCCTGAAGTTTTTCTAACTCTTTCTGCTACTCTTGGTTGAATAGTTCCTTTAATTGGCCTATCTTGTCTGTAGAATAGGTATCTATTTCCAGAACCTTGAAGGTTTTGGAAATCTAAGTATGGATTATATAGACTAACTCTTGGGTTTGCTCCCATATGAAGATCTATTGTGTTTGAAGCATTTTCAAAAAATACCATTTCCCAAACTAAAGTTGGAGATCCCAAAACTCCTCCAAAATAAACAGTATGCCCTTCAAATCTTACTCTATATTCTCTATTTGGAGAAGATCCTGTAGTATTAGTCCATATTCTTTGAGCAGATCCATCATCAGTTGAAATTTGTATTTTGGGTATAGTTGGAGTACTTGTGTTATATGTCCATGCTACATCTGCGTCATAAGAATTGCTTGAAGGTTTTGCTCCAAATAAAACATATGAATTTGTATTTACAAAAATTTTGTTATATGAAGTTTCATTATATGATATATTGAAGGGTAAAGTTAATTCCCAAAATCCATCATCCTCTGGAGGAAATGTAGGATTAAAATGATTTGGAGTAGTGGAAGCAATTCCAACTCCACCAATCAAACTACTTGTGGTTGGAGTTATTGTTCCTCCACTAGCAGTTGTTACAATTCTAACTGAAGTATTTGGAGCAGCAATAAAATTTTCTGTCCCTGCAAGTTTTGATACTGTATTACTGATAGAACTTAAACCTTGATCAATATATGGTGTAGATGCAGGTTCAAATATTTGATTTTTTGATATTCCTTGAATATACTCTATTGCTTCAACATGAGTCATTCTTGGATATTGTTCTAATGCGCAGGCAAGAACTCCACATATCTGTGGTGATGCCATACTTGTTCCACTATATTTGTCTATTGTAAATGTAGAGTTTCTATAATCTCCTTCTGGTCCACTATGTGTTGAAGATATAATTGAAGTTCCTGGAGAATATACAGTTATTCTTGGTCCAGTGCAACTAAAATTTACTTTAGAATCATTTGCCAAATTCCCAATTGCACCAACACAAATAGCATTTGCTCCAGAAGTATTTACAGATCCTCTATGATAATAAAAAGAATTACCTGATCCGTATAAAGCAGGTCCTATTAATCTATTGTCGTAATCTACTCCTCCAGGAGCATCAATTTTATATGAAGAATTTCCTGCAGCACCTACAAAAATTACACCATCATTCATAGCATCTTGCATATCTGCAAGGTCATCTTCAAACCAAAATTCAAATCCTATGTAACCAGTTCCTTGGAAAGAGAAATAATTGATTACTCCAAATGATTCTAATTGAGCATCTGTGAATGGGGCATTATATGTTGTTCCTCTCCAAACAATACCTGTTAAATTACTTCTTATAATATAGTTTGCATATCCCCAACTATTGTTTATAATTGTTGGATTTCTTAAACCAGTTTGTGAATTGATTGGTTTTGTTAAATGAAATGCTCTGATATAGTCTGCCCAGAAAATAGCAGCATCTGATTGATCGTAAATGTATAAATTATAAACTTTTGCATCTCTTGCCCATCCCTGACTATTCCCACATGCAGTTCCAGCAACATGCATTCCATGATCATTGTTTCCTAGATTTGGGACATTATAATCAATGGTATAAGGGTATGTTCCATTTGCATTACCAGTAACAATACTGTTGAGTGAATACCAATTAAATTGAACTACTCTTGTTCCTCCAGTGCCATCTTCATTCACTGCCATTTCTGGGTGATTTGGATTCACAAATCCATCTACAATTACAACATCAACATTTTTTCCTGAACTGGTTGCAGTAACAATTCCAGTTACTGATGTAGTTCCATTCGATCCCCAATTAGATCGTTGTTGACCTTCTATACATCTTAGTAATGCCCAATTTCTATGAGTATTGCTGACTGCAAAAGATTTATTCCAGGCATTAGATGATTGTTCCCAAAGAGGTTTTACTATTCTCTGTTCTTTAATTTTTTTGGGAATAATACTTAAAACTCTAGGATCATTTTTTAAAATTTCAACTTCTTCTGCTGTTAAAATATAATGTGTATTTCTTGAAATTGGTCTTCTTATTGCACATTCAACACATCTATCTGGAACACATTCAGTTCCTCCATGAGTTTCTAAATCATCATAAAATTGATCTAAATCTTCTTTGTTTTTTAAAGTAATAATGTACTCCTCTTCTCCATCAGAAATTAAGTCTGATGTAATTACTTTAGATGGATCAAAATGTTGTAAAATTCTATCTTCTAAAAATTGTCTAGGATTTTCTTTTACTTTTTTTTCTTCCATATTAACTTTCCATCTGAACAAGAGTTAGAGTAACAGTAATATTTGCTGTAGATCCTGATTTATTGACTACTTTAAGATAAATGTTTGTTGATGGAGTAGCATCATTATTAAATCCAATAGTTCCTGGAGTAATTAATTGAGTTGTTGCTCCAGTTGTAATGACCTCTGCAATAACTCCAGAACCTGGAAGTGGATCAGAAGTTTCTCCTCTAGAAGAATCACTAGTTCTAGATGCAGTATCTGTGTAAATTGTCACCCATGCTGCAGCATCAGTTTGAATTTTTGCTAACAGATAAGTTTTAAACCCTGTGATAGTGAAGTTAGCAGAAGCACCATTTGCAATAGATCCTGTAGATCCTGAAGCAGTAATTCTGCCACCAAGAGCACCCCCAAATGCACCTTGAGTTCCTTGAGGTCCAATAGATCCTTGTGAACCTTGTGGTCCACCACCAGCAAATCCTTGGGCACCTTGTGGTCCAAATGTTCCAATTGAACCAGTTTGACCTTGGAATCCTTGGAATCCAGTTGATCCTTGAGGTCCTCTTACACCTTGAGGACCTTGTACACCTTGAGGACCTTGAGGTCCTCCTCCAGCAGCACCTTGAATACCTTGTGCACCTTGAGGTCCTGCAACTCCTTGAGCACCTTGTGGACCTCCTCCAGCAGCACCTTGTACACCTTGAGCCCCTGTAGGTCCAACATCAGTAATTGATATTGTTCCAGACATTCCACCATGAAACTGGCAAATATAATATAAAGTACTAGGAGCATCATAAGGAACTGCAAATGTAATAGTTCCGCTAGCAGTTCCATTGTTTGTTACGCCGTTATTATAAGCACTTCCTGTTCCAGTAACTTGTGCAGTTTTAATCCAGAATGGATGACCAGAAGCATTAACACTAAAAGTATAAGTAAATCCACGTAGTAGATTTAAAGTTGGATTAGATGCACCGTCTATTGTATATGAACTTGCTCCACTATTTGTTACTGAATAGGTTCTACTACCAGAACTTCCTTGTGCACCTTGGGGACCTGGATCTCCTTGAGCACCTTGTGGACCTCCTCCAGCAGCACCTTGTACCCCTTGTGCCCCAACATCTCCTTGAGAACCTTGTGGACCTTCTAATCCTTGAGCACCTTGAGGACCAACACTTGCTGCACTGCCAGCAATTTCAACAGTAATTACTTTAGTAGAACTATTATAGGTAATAGTATTTCCTGCACCTGCAAAGTTAATTGCAGTAATAATTCCTGTAGTAATATCTACTCCAGCAGATTGAATGCCAACATTAAATCCACCTACTGCAGTGACTATTCCAGAAACTGTTACATTATTACTAAAAGTAGAAACACCAGAAACACTTAATTGATTTGTAAATGTAGTTCCAGTGACTGTTACACCAGTTCCAAGAGTTTCAAACTTCTTGG